TAGGTGGGGATAAAGTCCTTGCATAGTAGCTACTAGGCGCGTATAGTAGCTACTATCAAGGTAAGCAAGGAAGCAGAAAAATGAAGGTACAACTCGTATATCGAACGATCACGGTGCCCGATGTAATTATCGTCGACGGTAAAGGCTACCCGTGTATTCACCCGAATATCGATATTATCGCCGAGTACGATAAGACGGGCGATGAATCATTGCTGGATAAGCTCGTCTCGCGTGCCCCCCAGCCGTCGGTAGTGACGGCATGAATACTCTGTCGTGGCTCGTCTGGGGCGCGCTCGATTGCCTGGATATTGCGTTGCATGGCCGCATCGTCACGCGCTACGCCCGCCACAACCCACCCCGCGTCAAGTACGTCGTACGCTACGTCCACCGCCTGCCCTACCCACGGAGCCTGGCATGAAGGCGACCAAACGTGTAAGGAATATGGACGTAGCAGTCTGGGACGCGATCAAACAATGGGGCAAGACCCAAGACCCGCCGCTCGAAATGGCCGACGCCCTGGCCAGGATGTGGCTCTTTCGACTGGATGAGGAGATCAGACAGGAGAAGTCAGCCCCCGAGAAACGCCGCACCCCTGATAGCGAGGCCGCATGAATTCAGGTTCCGTACAGAAAAGCATAGGACAAGTGATGCGACGCCAGCGAGCATTGCCCGTCGCATCGGGTATCACATATAAGCAAGGAGAAGACTATGAACGTCGCAAGTTTGAGTTTGTGCAAAGAGCTAGCTGAGTTCTGGGATGCCAATAAGGAACTAACTGACTATGTATGGATCAAGCCGACGTCTGATGATTGGACGCTGATGCGTCGAGAAGACGTGCATGGTGCGCCCTACCAGATAGTTGCCCCTGACCTCGGCTATCTGATGAGGCAACTGCCGGCCTACCTTAAGCGCGAAGGTATCGAATGTCGGCTTGAAGTCAGCCCTACCGGATATAAGGGTAAAGCGACAGAATGGGCAGCGGCATACGTCGACATTGCAGGCCGCTTCATCCCTTTCCTCGGAGGTGCTGACACCCCCGAGAACGCCGCTGTAAAGCTGTGTATCGATCTATTCAAGAACGGGGTACTAACCAAGCAAGGAGAAAGCATATGAGCCGTTTAAGCGAGATATTGGATAGCGGCCTATTCGTTGATAGTGATGGCCAGCCGGACTACCGCACCGGAAGCGTTAGGCAGCAGATCATCGACCTCTTCCTGGAGGTGATCGGGGAAGACTACACGACGACGACATATGGCCACGACGAACGAGCGTTGAAGATCGCCAACCAGGTAAAGGCTCAGCTGCGCCAGAAGGTGCGAGAGCTGTAGGAGGCACGAGCATGACACGCAGAGGTAACAACGAGGGCAGCATCAGGGAACGGGCGGACGGGCTGTTCGAGGCGCGCATCTCTCTGGAGGGCGGCAAGCGCAAGAGCGTCTATGGCAAGACACGCGCTGAGGTCGCCAAGAAGATGCACGAGCTGCTGCACAACACCGACCAGGGTATTCCTGTCTTAGACGACCGGCAGACGGTCAAGCAGTACCTGGAGAGCTGGTACGAGATGAAGCGCCCCACGGTGAAAGAGAGCACCTGGCGGCCGTACCGCAACCACATCAAGCTCAGGCTCGTGCCCAACCTGGGCAGCACGCCTTTAGCGAAACTCACCGCCCAGCAAATCCAGCTGATGTACGCCCGGCTCATCAACCAGGGCGCGGCCCCCAAGACGGTCTACAACTGCCACGGGGTGCTCCACAACGCCCTGGACGACGCGGTGCGCATGGGCGTGGTCATCAGGAACGTCGCCGATATGGTCGATCCGCCGAGACTCAGACGCTACGACTTCCAAATCCTCGACGCCGACCAGTTCCAGCGCTTCCTAACAGTCATTCGGGGTGATCGCTTCGAGGCCCTCTACATCCTGGCGCTCTCAACAGGGATGCGCGAGGGCGAGTGTCTGGCGCTCCACTGGGCCGACTTGGACCTGGCGCAGAATGCCTTGCAGGTGAAGCTGACGGTCTCCGAGACCGACGACAACCGCTTCACTCTGGCCGAGCCGAAGACGCTCTACTCGCGCCGTCGCGTCCTGCTGACCCCGCTGGCGGTCGAGGCCCTGCAAGCGCACTGGGAGCGGCAACAGATCGAGCGAGCCAACATGGGCGACCAGTACACCGACAACGACCTGGTGTTCCCCAATGGCTTCGGCGGCATCATGATCCCGCACAATATTACCAAGCGTGGGTTCAAGCGGTTGCTCGCCAAGGCGGGGCTATCCACGACGCTCAGGTTCCACGACCTGCGGCACACTGCGGCCACCCTGCTGATCGCGGCGGGCGTGCCGGTCAAGGTCGTCAGCGAGATGCTGGGGCATTCATCGGTCACGATCACGCTCACCACCTACGCGCATGTCTTGCCGGCCATGCAGCAGTCGGCGGTGGCCGTGATGACCGGGCTGCTCGGCGGGCATAAACTAGGGTTACTAACGGAAGGAGTGTGATGAGCAACCAGGATGAAGGTTTAAGACGAATCGTCGGATTCGCGATTATGGATGGGTTACGGAGTCCCAGGCTCGATCCCGTCATCGATGAGGCTATCGTTAAAATCAAGCAACTCCTCAGAGAGGAACCGGTGGCGAAGATATGTGCCAAATGCGGAAAAGTGCAGTTATTTGATGGCTTCTATGCGCATCCCGGAATGGCAGATGGACACCTCAATGTATGCAAGGACTGTTTTAAAAGAGAAGCTAAGGAGCGATGGCGCGCTAAGCGCTCGCTTGTTACAAGCCCAGGAAAATCGGCCTAGTTTCCGCTCAATTGGGGTAGTAATTGGGGTAGAAGCGAGAATCATGCACCGCGCAACCCCTTAGGATCAGGCCCGATACCCCCGTTGATAGGGTGTTTCGACTCTCCCCCATCTCCACCGTAGCCAAGCAGTCAGATAGCCCGGAAAAGCCTGAATTTCAGGACTCCGGGCTATCGTTCTAACAGGGGTCAGACGTCGCTTTCTGGGGTAACTGGGGTAGAAACTGGGGTAGTACGCCCCGCCCGTAGGATTCGATCAGCCGCCGTGAAAACCTGCTGGATCGCTTTATCCGGCGGCTGTTCGCCTTCCAGCCAATGTTGCACGTATCCCCGGCTGGCAGATGCCGTTTCATCGTCGAGCTGCCCGAGTTCGTTCATCGCCAGGTAGGCGACGGCCTCGGCTTGGAATTCGCGGATGCCCCTGTGGGTCACGTACTCGTCATAGGCATGCGGCAGCGTATGGCCTAAGACGACGTGGGCGAGCTCGTGGAAGCGCGTCTTGGTCGGCCTGACCGCTATCGGGTTGATGGCGATCTCGGTGCCGTGGGAATAGCCCTGCTTGTTGCCATTAGTATCATCAAAGGGCACCTCACGGATGCCGAGCTTGATCAGGGCTTGCTGATACTCCCAGCCCGGTGTCGGTTGTGGCGGAATCTCCGCTCCATCTGTATCCGAATAGGCGAAGACTGCTCGAACCACTTTGAAGCCGATGAGCCTAGCCATCCGCTCGCGCTTCTCTGCCAGCGGTTCAGCCTCCTCATTGATGAGCACTGGCACGATGACCTCTTTGGCGCGCGATCCCCGGAGGACGTGCCGACCCAGCGACTTCCACCTGCTAAACGACGCCACCGGCTCGTGGACGCCCTGCATACGGAACAAGAGCATGTTGGTGAGCGAATAGTCGTGAAAACGGTCGTAGACGCCCGTCAGGCTTCCTGGGGCGGTCAGGGCTTCATCCAAGAGCCGAGGCCACTCGATTTGTCGCTGCTCAGACATAATGGCCGGCAGTATACAGCATCACGCAAGGTTGGGCAGTGGGCTATTCATCGCCGGCTTTCTATGTACTCTCCAAAAGTTGCTAATGGCTCTTTGCCTTCTAGCTCACACCGGCGCAGGTAGAGATAGTAATCCAGATCATCAAGGTTCAGATTCCGCGCGCCACCGGAAATGCCATCACGTTTCCACGCGGCGCTGTTCATGCCACTCCACACCATACTAAGCTCGTCTAGTCGTATTTCGGTTTCATCCATCACGCACTCCTTTCCTCTTGCTCGTTTCGCATGGCTTCGAGGGCGTCCCTCAGCTCGTTTAGAATCTCATATTTTTCCTTGCGGTCGCTCTCCCGATAAATGACCAGGTTACCTTCCTCGTACCATTCAGCAACGTCGAGGTCTTCTAGCAACGCAATTTGAGCCTCTACAGTAGCCCGTTGGTTAGAGCGGGCGATAAGCTGGGTGAGGGCGGCTAAAGCCCTTTGGTGAGCGAGCTTTAGCTGAGCTATCCTTGAATCTGTAGCTTCCACCCAATAATCAGCTAGTATCCGGTTTACTTCGTCCTTGTCTTCGCTATTCATGGGAGTCTCCAGCTTTTAGGGCGGCTTCTCTCAGCAATCTGTGCATTCTACTGTGGTGAGTACGGCATAGGAACACTCCTATTTGCCAGTTCTCGCCCTCATATCCCTGCGTATGATGAAAGGCCACGGTCTTAGCGCCACATTCAATGCATGGCTCCTTAGGTATGATGCCCTTACCGATTGCATAACGCGCCCTAGCGCGAGCAACGCGTTTTGCCTTTGTCTCCGGCAGGCGACTGTATTCAAGAAAATACTTAGCGAACTTGTGGGGATTCTCTGCTTTGTATCTATTGGTTCGAGCGAGCTTCCTGGTGGGGTCTTTTGAGTAATATTCGCGTTGCCTACGGTAGAAGCAGTCATTGCAACGAGCATAGAAGCCACGCTTTGCGTATCTGGTCTTTGGGAACTTACTTACTGGTTTTACGGTCTTGCAGTAGGGGCATAAGAAAGTAGGCTCCTCATCGGCGGGGTTGGTGGGGGTGAGGGTCATAACCACGGCTCCTCTATTGGCTTATGCATCTTGTAATCTGACTCTTTAAGCACGACGCCGCAATTAGAACACCGTACACGTTTGAGATATTGACTTATAGTTTCGCCTTTGGGTATGTCCAACATATTAGGAGCGCCACAGTTACGGCAGTGCTCGGTATGTGTGTATGTCCCTTCTAATTCCTCGAAATATTCGCTCATTATTCCTTCTCTCCTTCCTGTTGCTGATTGGGGTGTGCGGCCCATGGCAGAGAAAGGCCGTCACCTTTGCGTCTCGGTACTATATGGAAATGCAGGTGCTGGATGGTCTGCGTAGCGTTACTGCCCTTGCTAGTGATGATGTTGTATTCGTCGAGGCCGTTCGTGAAGTAGCGTAAAGCCCAACCGGTTTGCTCGACGTCGCGGTACTCATTGATGTTGGCCGCATGATCAACGGGAACTACCAATAGATGGCCTGGCGTAACCGGATTGAGCGGCTCAAAACACACATGGTCAGCATACCTATCGTCATAGTTATAGTTGGCTATTCGCTCACAAAAGACACAGTTGTTAGTCATGCCGCACCCCCACTTTCCCCACCATTTGTGCCTGGGGAAGGGGCGGCTACTGGTGGGTTCATCACAATAATGTCAGGATGGTTCGGAATCACGCCGCCGTTCGGTACTTGGTCGAAGCTCTGATGGCCGACCACAAACGATATGCCATAGGTATCAGGCGAGGTGTATACACCGTACAGTATTGCGTCAGACGGTAAGCCTCGAATGATATGCAGCGGTCGAGTGTCGCCAATATGCGCTTGCACTATGAACCAATCCATCAAGGCGTCTGGGCTTAACGTGACACGCATAAATCGTCGCTCACGCTGTATTCTCTGGTATCTTGATATTTTCTTAGACATCTACTTCTCCTCCCTCTGTTCTAATTGCTTGTCTGTGGGGTGGCTCATGATTCTTCCCCCGTCCCCATATCATCATCAAAGTGCCCGTGCTCTTTGCGCCAGCGCTGAAACTCTAAGCGTGCCTGGGTTGGGTCATCTTCTTCTATCGCCCGTTCCTCGACAAACTCGACACAGTTACGCACGGCCAATAATCTCAAACGCTCTACAGCGGTTAGGACTGGTTCGTTCGATTCGTTCTGGTCTGGTTCAAGTAATTCGCTCATATTCTTAAAGTTAGGTTGATTAAGATCGTATCCTACGCGTCTCAAACAGGCCAGCCAGCTCAGGGTGGTTCTCCTCGATGATCCTAACGTAGCGGCTGGTGTAGTTGTTATTGAGGGCAAAGGCGTCCCCGCGCGTGTGTACTAGATGCTCCCAGCGGATCACCTCGAAGAGCATCTTCATGCCGATACGCCGTTTACCCAGATGTTTGGCGTCGGTAGCCATTTCCACCAGCTTTGTATAGACGCCTGGGTTCTTGCGGTGAAACTCCCAGAACGCCTGGTCTAGCGTGCTTGGCGGGGTAAGAAGGTCGAGCTGTCTCATAGCTCGCTCCACGCCTCGCCAACCAGAAACATCAGCGCAAAGAGGATCACATCAGCAGCGACGCCTGCCATGCCCTGTCGATGATAGTCGTTGGCTAGCACAATGAGCATAGTGAGGAAGACTGAATAGATGAACCAGGCAGGCGCTGCGAAGTACTCATGCGGCCACTTCATAGCTCATCCCCGCACTCGGCATAGTTGTCACGGGCGTGGCAGGTGTAGCCAAGTAGCTGCTTGCGGCACTCACCACTCCTGTGGCGCTTCGCTTGGCGTCGTATCGCTAAGCTTGACTCTCTCGTAGCTGCCTCTTTGCGGTGTACCGCATTGGCATACCTTGCGGTGCCAGATGTCATAACCCGTGATATTGCCATGACGATCATGGAGAAGGACTTTCTTTTCTTGGGTAATGCTATAGTCGTGCTCATGCTTGGGTTCCTTATTAGCCTTATATCCTTCAAACAGACTTGTTAGGTTCCTGGGCGCGCTCTTCTTTGTAGAGCCGAACCCATCCAGCGACTGTTGTTCTGGCATAGAATTTCCCGTCTGATTTCTTAAAGATGAGGCGCAGGCTCGCAGGCTTTAGGCCGTCTTCGACGTACTCGCAGAAAACGTCGTAGTTGATGCCTAGCTCAGCTAGGTGGCGTTTCAGCCCTTTGTCGCGCAAGCTGGGATTAGGTAGATGGTGGTTCATGAAATTATTTGCCCTTTTTGGCCGATGCTTTATCTGGTAAATCAATGTCGCCGTTTAGTTGCGCCTCAGTAGGTTCGATGACTTTATCTTCCTGCTCCGACTCGTCATATTTCAAGAAGCCGTCAGGCATATCCGAGCCAGCAAAGGGATCGCTCAGCGGCTCACCGGAGTCTTCGGTAGTGCCCTGCGTGCCATCCTTAGCCTGCCACTCAGGAGTGGCCATGATCTTGGCCTTCATGTTGTCACTTAGAGCCTCGAACACGCTCATATCCGGGTTGTCGATATCGAACACGACATTCTGGTTGACCGCTTCGGGACAGATCGGCTTACCGTCGGCATCTTTAGGGGCTTTATAGGTCACGATATTCTGAACGTTGGCGTACTTTCCCGACTCGTCATGTACTACCTGAATCTGGCAGTATGCGCCGAGCACGTTCTTGAGATCGAAGTTCTCTAACTCGGCATCGGTGAATTGCTTGTTGCGCCAGCTCTCAAGATCGGCACGTAAGTTGGCCTTCTCACCGAGCGAAGCGGTGTACGTCTTGTGTACGGCGAAGGGGCGGCCGTCTTTCATCTTCACGTCGTCGTCGAGCAGTTCCCAGCTCAACATGACCTTCTTGGCCTGCTTTTCCTTACCCATCCAGGTAGTTGTCTGGGTGCCCATGTCGATGATGCGGTAGCATCGGGCGACATATAGACCCGCCGGTACTAACTCAAAGTCGCCACCACCGCTACTTGATACGTTTAAACTCATATTGCCTCCTTGATTAAAATTATTGGGATCACTTTGTATCGCTCTAATGGATCGTCATAGATCGGGTCACGGTTGTCTCGTTCCTGTTGTTTGATCAGATCATCAATAACCAGCTCGGCGTCCAATGAATTGAGTTCGCTACCACCGTAGCCTAGCTCCTTCAATAACTTCATCTGGGTCGCGGTCGCTCGATTATTGACGATTAGCCCCATCTTATCCTTTCGTAATCTTAAAATATGATTTGCTTGGTAGTGATTCGGCGTTGGCCTCGATGTCTGCCCATGCGCCGTCTAGCCCGTGGCCGTCCTCGACGAGCTGTGCCAGTAGCTCTTTGAGCTTTGTGCCATTGATCTCGCTTACAATGGCCATTTGATCTTCGTCGAGGTACTTGCGGACATCTTCTAACCGGTAGCGCCTGCGGATCGGATTGACCCATTGGCCGGTGGCTCCGTCGGCGAACTGGTACTTGTCTTCGACCTGTTTACCCATGTACTCGACCAGGCGCTTCTGTGCGCGCTCCCAGGTGTCGGTCATGCTCTTGACCAGCAGATAGGCGTGCTCGGCCTCTTCGAGAGTGCTGTACTCTAGGTCGATTACCTCGCCGGTCAGTTTATTGGTCAGGGTTAGTTTCTCAGGCTTTGTCATAGGATGTGCGTCATGTAAATATAGCAGGCGATTCCGCTCAGTATGTCCAAGGTAAAAATAATGATCAGTGATTTCATAGTTGGTTCTCTCGTTAGTTGCTAGTATCCATCTTCTTGCGCTCGGTGTACAGTTTCGGCATTCGCATAGTAAGTCATGAGTCGGCCGTTGGTATTTCGGGACTAATAGCTTAAGTACTCGCGCCACTGCGGGATGCGTACCGTCACTTCTACTCTTTGCTTTCGCATACCTTTGTACTTGACAGATACGTTCCTCAAGCCATTTAGCGAACGTCTCGATAACCTTGTCTGCGTATGAATCATCTCCGTAATATCCTTTCGTGTGTGTCTTAGTTTCAGTTAGTGGCATCATAATCATCGCAACAATCTCCGTCGAAATTGTCCCAGGCGTTGCGGTCGTTCTCGGCTTCGTAGAGCGCGATCCGACGCAACTGTGTCGTGGACGTGCGATTGATCTGTTTTGGCTTATAGCCTAGACCTAGCGCTGTTCCTTCGAGCACGTGCCGTGGGGCACTTACTTGACTTAGCATGGTTGATCCTCCTGTTCTTACCTTGGTTGACTTGAGAGCATCGCACCGGTCGTTTAGATTTACATCCTGGCTCCGCGCGGGCTTCTTGGCCATGTTGAAGACATGCGACCGGAACGACACCCTCAAGGCGTGCGGCAGTTTAACGACAGCACCGGCAGGGTGCACCTTATACCGCAGGTCGGTTGTTAAAGTTCCGTGTGTAAGCCGCAGTCGATGCAGGGCTTCTTATCGAGCTTGTCCATTTGGTCGAGGTTGCCTCCGAGAATCCTGTTCGCGGTTTTCAACCCGGTGAGAGCGATTTCGAGCATCTTGACTATTGGGGCATCCTGGCGGTTCATTCTAGACCAGCCTCGCGGCGGATATCCGCCCAGATTCGGTCGATATCCCTATCAACCAAGTTGGTGGTCACTTCCCATACGGCATTGCCATGGCGACAAGTAATGACCCGTAGATGGCCTAGTTCGGTGTATGTCATGGTGCAGCCGTCATAGCTGACTTTATCCAATACTTTGCTCTCGAACAGTGGCTTATATAGCGGCTTCACGCTTTTCATCGTCTTTAACGCCTTTCACGATGAGTTATTTGATACTCTTACCTTCAATCTCTTGGAGCGAATACGCGGCAGTTTAGGCTCTGGGGCGCTTTAAGTCTTGGTTGAGGTGCCAGACACGTATTCCGTACTTGGAGCCTTGGGAAAGGCTTTGCTGTCTCTTCCAGCCGATCTAAGGTGCATACCGTTTTTGATTGGTACACTCACATACTAGCAAGCTTGCTGTATTATGTCAAGCATGACATGTAATGAAAGGTGTGGATAAAGCGCTTAAGCCAGTCCGGTTCTTCCCTGCTCAGCCAAGGGTGGATGCGCGAGTGATGCCAGGCGCATAAGGGGATAAGGTTGAAGAGGCTATTACCACCGCCACAGCCCAGCGGCACGATATGGTGCAGCTGGACGCGCCAGGACGTGCGGCAGATGCCACAGCGGTGTTTGGAGCGCAGTAGCGGCGTCTCACGCTTCAGGAGCTGAAACTCGTCGCGGAATGGCCGTATCTCGGCGTTCGAGCGGATGCGTGGGAGCGCCGCGTATTTCTGTAGTAGATCGAGCGTAACGTGCTTAGTGGGGCGTGTCCGTAGCTCTTCGTAGAACTGTTTAAGGTGCGGATTCATGCGTCTATTTTAGCAGCACGCTTCTTTAGGGTCGTGCCACTTGTGGCAGCGGCGGCAGAACTTGGCGGTCATAGATGCTCCCCCAAGTATTCGATTGGATCGTCGGCGATGACCATTTGCTGGAGGTGCCACTTCCAAGCTATCGTGCCGCCTGAAGTTGCCTTTACGCCGCTTTCGTACCAGACCTTACCTGATATGAGGCTGCCGCCCCACAGCGCACGGGCGAAGTCGTGGCTGAAGATGATGCCCTCAAGTTCGCGTACCCAAGTCAAGGGGTTGTATTCGTACAGATCGTTCCATATACAGACCGTGACCATACCGTCGTCTTGCCATTGCCGTACTTGCACTCGCGAGCCGTCAAATATCGCGTGCAGTGGATTCCACCCGCCAGCCATCGCCTTCTGGATAGCTTGTTCTAGTATTTCTTGGTGGGTCGGTGGGTTATAGCCGATATCTGCTGAGCGTGTCATCTCAGTTCACCTTCAGCAGATAGCTAAATAGCCGACGTTTATTGAAACCGTCAGCCCGTGCCAGTGCTGCTAGCTCGAAGGTCTTTTGACGGCCTAATCGGTGAAAGTGCTTGCAATACCACGGTTTAAACTGATCATTCACGAGGTCTGAGAACTGGCTAAAGAGCTGATCGGCTTCGAGGTATTGAAGCCCTCTATTACCCGCTACAATTGTTGTAGCTCTGTTTTTAACAGTTGTTACAGTTGTATCGTAGAACGCTGGTTGCATGATCGGACTTGACTTTCCGCCCCAGTTTGCTAGGATATAAGAGACATGCGCTCTACTAGCCCCTAGCAATAGGGGCATTTCTTTTGCCTAATATTGATTGAATTGCGCCCGTCTATAGCCGGACGGCTCGTCTTGATGAAGCGACATGCTCTCTACAAGACTTATTTGCATCGTAGCATACAAGCGTTAAAATGGGAAGTATAATGAGCGTCTACTACGAGGACGGCGAACTCAGCCGCATAATCTTCAACGAGAAGCCCCAGGAACGCCCCAGGGCGCGTCTGTATAACGTGGGCACCCATATCACGTTCGTGAGGCAGATCGTTCAACCAGCGCAACGTATTGCGGTCGTAGCGGCGTAGCACTTTTACAATCACGGCCAAGTCAGGAAAGGTAAAGTCATGAAAAGTAAAGATGGTAGAGAAGTAGTTGAGATTTGTTACGACGAGTTGTACAGCTTATTAGGACAACTCCTGACTTTGAACGATGCGATTATGACGGATGAACGCCAGCGATCCGCTCAGAAGACACTCATCAAGCGCACTTGTTACGACTGGCTTGATAATCTATATCGGGTACAGAAACCAGATGTAGATATAAGCTCACCACGTGCTCCGATCATACCGCCCTATGATCCGACTGCGGACAGCGGGCAAGTAGCAGCAACAGCAGAGTAATTTAACCTCTTGGCCGTGATTATAAGAGTGCTACACTAAAGCTTGGCGACACCAAAACATACCAGTGCGAGCTTGACGTGCTGGTGGCGCTAAAACAAAAACAAACACTACAAAAACAAAAGTAGCCCCTGGCGCGGTCGATAGCCAGGGGCTTTTTGATCACATAATTTGTTCAAGTGACGGGACGGCCACGGTAATAGCCGCCCCGTTCAACCAAGGTGGTTACAAACAGGAGTGCGTATAACCACCCCATCATTATATGTTAGACTATGGTCGGTGTCCTAGTCTCTCCACTGAAGACACCAAGCATTTCCTTGCACGCCACTTCCCTGATGGATCACACGGCCATCAACAGGTCAACCTAGTAATCTACACTGTACCTAGGCTGACCGGGGAAGTGGTGTTATTATGAAGTCATGCTAGTCGTGGTCATCCTCCTGGCAATAATTGCGTTTTGGATGATGACCCGACCCGAAAAATAAACATTACCCACTTTAACCCACCATGATTACATTCACTGGTATGGAGATCGAGAAATACCTGATCTTCTTCTTCATCGGGTATGTATTGAACCAGCTACTCAAGAACAGCTCCAAATGGCTCAAACACGAACGCCGCCGCTTGATACGCCAGCACGTCCGGCACCATCACGTCGGGTCAGTGAGGACGTGCCTAGAGCCGGACTGCCAGCCGCTTAGACACTTATAGCTATTGGTTGATCTCGAACTCGTGGTCAGGCACTGGTGCGGTCTGGGTCGCTAATGCGGCCTGCTCCGTGCGATACGCATGTGCATCGGCATAGACGCCGTTCAGGAACGTTGTGACCTTGTGATAGATCGGGCTACCAACAAACTCATGGAAGTAGACAGCGACGGCGATCACCCAACCCATTATCGGGCTGAAGAGCTGCGGGTGCTTCGAGCCGAACGCGATGATCTGGTCGGCGAAGCTAGCGGCCATGCTGAGCGCGCCTAGCAGCACCATGACGACCTTCTTGGCTTCTTGGAGCTTGCCGAAGTGCTTAATGACTTGCAGGGTGACAGACACGCCTACGCCACTCAAGAGGAACGTTACGATGGCCGTTGGATGGTCTAAAACCACATTCACGAGGCCGGTTATAAAGCTTGTTACGTCGGGCATATTGACTCCTTATTTCTTCTTCTTATTAAACAGATCGGTTAGTTTGCGGGCGACCCATTCGACAGCAATTACGACGCGATCATAGGCATCCAACTCGCCGAGTATCTGTCGTTCGGCGGTGGTCGTCTGATCGTCGTAGAGCTTTTCATACGGCTCGATCACCTGGCCGTCAGCCGGTATGCCATACCACCAGCCACGGAAGTTTCCTTGGCGGTCTTGTACAGCATCGAGCGGGCGGCACCAGATTTGGCCGTCTTTCTTGAAAGTGCCCGCGACATAAAGAATGTCACCTGCATGGAGTGGTACGTCAGCCTTCTGAGTCGCCAGGTCTTTGACGACATAATTGACCAGAGCTACGTACTTCATTGGTGTACGGATGCCGTCCTTATTGACAATCGCGCGGTAGGTTTCGTGCCAGTCAGGTTCCACTGGCGCACCGGACTTATCAGTCGGGAAGGCCGATACAAATGGCTCGATGGCATTGTCGGTCGGGTTGATCCACCAGCCAGGTCGGTTAGGCGTCGCCGTGACATTGACCATACCACCTTGACGATTGTAGATGGTGTAGGTGCCCTTCTTAACGGTGCTCGCGCTATTGCCATGAGCGAGCGCCTGACCAGCGCTTAAGTAACCAGGGATGTCCTTGACGACTAGGTAGGGATCGAGCGATGGAGCGCTCAGCGCGCCAGACGGTGCCACGTAAGGAGCGGGAGGTGCCTTCGGGGTATTGAGGTCGATGTATTCCTGCGTGTGCTTGATATCGTCCTCAACGACATCGGCGGGGTAATGGCCGACGTAGTAGTTGATGCCGCTCTGATCCGGCGCGTGATGCAGCAGGTTCTGATAAATCGTGTTCAGCTCATCGAGCGTGACGTAGGTATCGAAGCCACTGAACACCCACCAGCCCAGTTCCCAGTGTTCGGCAGGGCTAGACCAGCGGCGCGTGGTATGGAGCACATTCGAGCCAGGTACTTCTTCCCATACCACGATATTCGTGGCGTCAGCACGGTCTACGACGGCAACATGGCCGTATCCGCCGCTACCGGGCATATTGCCACCCCAGAAGAGGATCGCGCCTTGTGGCGGCAGCTGGTTGGGATCATTCGGGTTATTGACGACCTTCGAGAAGCTACCGGGTAGACGGTCAAAGAGGTCTTTCGCGCCAGAGACGGAGAGACCGTCGTTGTAGGGATTGCGGCCAGTTAGGTAGCGGTAATAGAAGTTGAAGAAATCAACGCACTGGGTACCATACGCATTGTCGTAGTCGTCATGCTGCCCGATTTGGCCGTTACACCAGTTGACTGCATCTTGGACTGTCATATCACTCCTTACTCATACCTCTTACACATACGCGCACTCCGCGAAAATGATGGCTGGTGCATCAGCAGCTGGGGCTAGTTCTAGACCGCTGGCAGATGTAGCATTGCTGCCGACTCGCATGTTCAGGTAATTGATCGTTTGAGACGACGCTATGTATGGAGCAGAATTGTGGTGGAAGGCATAGACATCGGTGCTGATACTGGACGTGAGGCTCTGGATCGTGATGTCTTCTGAAGCAGCGGCGGTCGTTTGCCCGAGAGCGGTATAGAGCGCACGGACGACTGAAGACCCACCGGTATGATGACCGTTGACGCGGTAGCCACGCATCCATTCGCCAGTCGGGATAGATAACTGCCCGGCTTCGTACCACGTATTAGCTGCGCCCGTGAATGTCCTGGTCGCCAGGAATATCGCTTCAACGCGCCACTTGCCGCGATTGGCGGCAAACCCAAACGGGGCACGCTGTGTGGAGTAGACGACGTTGCTGAGCGTCAGATTCGGGATAGTGAAATCAGTGCCACAAAAGACCGTGACGGCATTGCTGGCCACCTTCGTGATGATGGCGTACTCGGTAGCGTTGTAAGGATTGGCAGCCTGGGTTGCGATAGCGCTGTTATTGGCGGTCAGGTTGTTGGCATTAGAGGTCTTGTCGTTGAAGTTGCCATTGCCCTGGAAGAGCGCGACGAGATTACTCTCAGACCCGCTCAAGCTGATCGCCATGTTCGACTTGATATTCGACAGCGACTGAGCGGTTGACCAGACGCGCACCTCTGACAGATAGCCATTGAGGTAGCCGGTCGTGTTGTTGCCTTTGCCAAGCGCCAGGTTCGTAGAAGGCTGCACGACGGTCGTGGCGGCGGTGGCCGTTGAGGTGCCAGGAATAGATAAGGCGTTCATGTAGATAGCGGCCGTGGGCGTAGCAACCGTTGCAGCAGCCGCGACATGTACCCAACGGTTCAACGGAACCGCTTGATAGGTATTGAACGAAGAGCTGCCCGAGCCGTTGCGGAATACAAGCACTAACTGACCGCTTGAGTTGATGGCAAACTCCCAGCCCGACGCACTACCGGCCGCCGAATCACGCCCGACGATAGCTGCCGTGGCGGATGGATAGCTCAGCAGGTAAATCCACGCTTCGCAGGTAAAGTTGCCGGTGAAAGTGATTCCAGATGGCGAAGACTTCGAGGCCGATTGGCTCGATGCTGATGCAAAGGCCATGCTCTGCGTAGGTGGGACGGTGCCACGTGTCAGCTTCAGCTTCATGCCAGCAGCTAGGTAGCCGGTCGGATCGACCGATGGCGTCAGCACGAACTCTTTTGCGCCATTATTAGCGTTGTAGGTGAATGTGGCGCTCGGGATGATCCACCCAGCAGCGGCGGCGGCGTCTAGCGCAGTAGAGGGTAGCGTGGCGGCTGTGACCTTCGAGCCGCCGACGCCGCTGATGTTAGTGTCGTCGAGGCCACCATTGATGGCCGCCGCGATACGATTGCCTAGCTCGTTGTGGTCAGACGCATAGATGATGCTGCCGGAGGACACAGTATTAGGGACAAAGGTGCTCATTATCGTGCGCCTCCTAGCGCGCTGATTAGATCGGTCACGTCAGAGCTACCGCCCGATGCGCCGGGATAATTCAGGATAGGTTTGAAGAAGGCTTGGAGGTTGGCTAGCTTCGCTTGGACGGTGGCCGGTGGATCGCCAGGCTGCGGCAGATAGGTCGAGCGATAGAACTCTTCCTCACTGGCGGGCATGTTCGCGCCTGTGTTGATACGGGCGACGGCGTTCAGAATGTTGCGGGTCAGCGCCTGGTATTGGCTGGAGCCGAGCACGCTGCTCTCTAAGCTGCCGACGACCGGTAGATTCTGGCCTGGGACAGCACCCTTAGTCACGAGTGAGGGATCGGCACCAAGCATCTGGATCAGCTGATCAACCGACTGTTGGCCTGCCACCGCCTGCGAATATTGGGCTGCGTTCGGCTTGCTGTAGCCTGGGGTCGTCCCGCCCGCCCCACTGATCGAATTGATCGCGCTGGCGATGCTGACGAACTTGCTGATGTCGTCGAGCGTCCCGCCATGAGCCGCAATCTGGGCGATGCTGTCATTCAGATTAGCGGGGTCGAACGGGCTAGCGGACTTCGGCTGAGCACTGGCTAGAGCAGTTGAGATGTCGGTCGGTGATACGGCTGGCGTTGCAGGCGCTGCCGGTAGCGTACTCGCTGGGCTAGATAGCGGATAATCACCACCGACAGCGCGAGGAATAGTCTGAGTGGCCAATGGAGCGACCACTGTGCCGCCTTTGGTGATGGCTTTGCCAGCCGTCTCGATACCAGCGCCCGCCTTTGCTTCGATGGTCTTGACGGGAGCCGATGACGCCAGGCGTTGGATGAGACCACCGCCCTTGTCCCGAGCTGCGTCGAGGATGAACCTCTCGGCGGTGCGTGCGCCGTGGTAGAGGTCGTTGACATTGGCTATGCCAGGAACCGCGCCATTTAAGTAGCCACGGGCTTCGTCGAGGATGATGCGGTTGACGGCTTCTTGACCGGCAAGTTTGGCATCGGCATTGGCTCCAAAGTTCACACCATTGCGTGCCAGTTCTTTGGTATAGTTCCATAGCTTCTGAACGCTGGTACCATTCTTGACGAGCTTTTGTACTTCTTCGAGGGCATACTTCTGCGCGCTCGTTGGGATGCCACCGGTATTAGTCACGCGGTCGATGATGTTGCTACCGAGCGAGTTGATCTCCTGCGGCGTGATATTTGCCTCGGCCTTCGCGTAGCTATCCGTTAGGGTCTTCTCAAGCCCAGAGATGCGGTTGCCTAACACGCGCGCCTGCGTCTCAGGAGCCGTTGCCGGGATCTTCAGCTGCTTCAGGGTGTTCTCAACAGCATCAGAGCCAGCGGCGGTCAGTTGTTGCTCACCAGCCACCTTCGCACCAACGCCGTAACCAGATGCGCCAGCCTTGAGGCTCTTGCCGAGTCCTTCGACGATGCCGACCTTTGCGGCCGGTTCTGCAACACGAGCTGCTTCAGGGATAGCAGCGGCTGCGCGCGCACCACGGAGGGCATTGAAGGCTTCACCGCCAGCGCCAAGCACACCCGAGATGGTACCTTCTTTGAGGATGCTACCGATGTCTTGCTTCTCGTTATTCGCCCGCTGCGCGCCAAACTCCCCTGCCGCACCACCGAGCGCCGATGCGCCGCCTACGAGCGCCAGGGTCGGTAAGAGTGATAAGCCGCCGGTGAATGGGGCTGCTGCCAGACCTAAGCCGGTCGCGCCTATGGCCGGTAAGAGTGCTTCGAGCAAGTTGCGCCGCCTGCCACCCGCCGCTGCCGGTTGGGGGGTAGCAGCTGCGTAGTTCTGATGCGCCAACGCGTTGACCGCCGCAAACTCGTTCGGGTCGATGGGTGCCACCTGGAGCGCCATTAGAGAACTCCTCGGGCGACCGATGGGCCTGCGACAGCGTGGCTGATCAGGTTGCCGTATTGCGAGCCGGTCATGTATTGGCGAAGCAGTGCGATCTTGTACTGGTCAAAGAGGTTGCCATTCGCCGCGCTCTTGCCGATGGCTGATATCTCTCGCGCCACCCGTGACGGATCATTGGTCTTAAGCATGGCCACGACAGAGGTAGCTGCACCTTGTTTATCCACCATCGCGTAAGGATCGGCTGGTTGAGGTGGGGCGGTTGGGGGCACTAGCCCCGCGAACGGATCTCGTGATGCCGCCTGCTTCTGAACTGCCAGGTTCTCATTGAATTGCCGCACACCCTCATCGAAGGTGCGATCAGCGTTGAAGATATTGTTGGCTGTGGTGTAATCATTCGCGCCGACACCAGCAAGCGCGCTTTCGAGGCTGCCACGTTGACCGGCGTACGTCGATTTGAGGTTGGCGATAGCCGGTGCGTAGGTGTTGGCATCATATTTGGCCTGCTCAGCCAGCGGGATGCCCGAGAAGCCGAGGCCGCGTTGACGGGCACCGCTCAGAATGTCTTGGTAGGCTTGATCTTTTGCAGCACCTGCGCCAGCAACAGCCGCCGCCTCTTGGTTCGGCAGATCGGCAATCTGGTTAAGAATGACCTTACGTTGAGGGTCAGACTGGGCTGTTACGTCCGAGAGAATCTGATCAAAAGTTCTCGCCATACCGACATAGGGCAGCACCAGCTTTAGTCAAGCGAATTATAGCATACAAACGGAAATAACATTAAAGCCCCATTGACTTTGGGCGCGAGCGGCCTACAATGCTGGCCATAATGATCCGGCGCTTACTGCTCATCGCATTCGTGGCCATCGAGGTCGTCTGCGTTGTCGTCGTCATGCGGGATCACAAGGCTCCCCAACTGCCGCCGCTTAAGCAAGTCATCCACAAAGCCAGCTCCGTCGTCGCCGATCCACTCGTGAGCAATAAGCTCGCCTCGTATACGTGTCATCCCAATACCGACGCGGATGGTCGCCCGATCCTCACCTGTAGCAGCGAAGACCATAGCACGTATTTCACCTGCACTTCGGCGGGCAACGCCCTAGACGGCTCGCTCGATTACTACTGCTAAGACAGCGCCCCGATTGGCATGTCATACTGCACGGCGCTGGCCGTAATCGTCTGCGTCGTCAGCGTGATATCCGCGCCGGTGCCGTTGAAGATGCTGAGCGTCACAGTGATCGCGCCAGCTGAATATTCGATGAGCACGCTGAACGTCTCGGTGCTCTTGTATTGGTAGGCATCGCCAGCGGCGCGGGTGCCAGCGTTGGCCATAACCTTCACGCCGTTGCCATCGAGATAGAGATCGGCGCGGGTGCCAGCACGGTCATAGGTGATAGTCCCGACGAAGTTTTGTGTCGCGCCATTAGCGACAACCCCAGAGAGCGTGATACCGACGCTCGGGGTCGCATAGTTGCGCGGCGCTTCAAAGAGCGTCGTGAACGCCACCTGATCGAGTCGGACGCTAGGCATCGAGATACACCTTATACCATGCCCGCGTCGGCACGGTCACTGAATCAAGCTCCACCTCTAACCCGGTCGTCTTCATGCGCCCATGCGCTTCAACCATCGCGCTATTGTAGAGATAGGGATTAGCCACGCCACCGGCAAACATCGGCCAGACCTGGCCGGGTAGCGCCTCGTAGAAGACGCGGAAGTTTGGCCGGTAGCCGAGCGAATGGCTGACGATCTGCGTGCTGGAGCTGCCGAAGCTGAGCACATTCTGATCATAAATCTTCTGGTAGTTGTCGCTGGTATCGAAGAGCTTGCTTTTCGTCGAAGAGATGAACGACGGCACGAGCGGGTTGGTGTTGTCGTAGCTGTCGATCCACGTGGCGATCACCTTGTATTGCATGGTGCCAGCCCCAGGTACGAACACCGCGCCGACGATATAGATATAGGTCGCATCGGAATAGGCTATCGAGCCGTCACCGGCATCATTCCACGAGCCGGTCGTCTTCCACAACAGATCACAGAACACCGGCCTGCTGAAGCCGTGCGGAATGCGGTAGACATAGATCGAGCCAAGATCGGCCGTGATGGTGGTGACATCGGTAGCGATGTTGAAGCTGCCCTCGTAGACGCCAACGATCTTATCTGAAGGCCATTCGGTCGTGAAAGCCACGTCACGGGCGTTGCTAGTCAAAGACATCGAGCACACTCACTCCGTCTTTAGACTTCGTGATATTCACCTCGCCATCAGGCCCAAGGCCGATGAGCAAGCGCGGGATGAGCGACGTATCGTAGTAAAGCGTGCCATAGCCGCCGTCGAAGGGTAACTTGCCTTCGATGATCACGTTACCATTGGCCTGCTTAAAGACCTTCGTCACGGCTTCCTGGTCAAGTTGGGCGAAATTGGCGTTGATCGCCGCGATCAGCTGCTCAAGGTTGCTGCCAGCCCCGATAGGCGCGAAACGATACGGCATTAGCGGAGCCTCCTGGTCTGGAGCTTGAGTATCTCCCCGGCAAACTCAAACGGCTCATGCGCGGCGTAATGCTTGTAGCGCCGCTGCCAGCGGTAGGCCGAGCCGAAGATTTCGAGTGAGGTATCAATACCCGCGCCAGCGGCCGCATACTGCGCCGTGTCATAGGTTGAGCTGGCATCATCGTAGCGGTAGCCAATGCCCTGCAACGGCACGTCCGTGAAGGTCACGTCATCCGAGTAGTCCGCGGCGAATCCGGCTTGCATGTCGTAGTCACCCTGCACCGATTGGATGAGCGGTCGCCAGTAGGTGATGCGCTTCAGCTGCTGCGGCGTGCCGAAATGCTCATAGTTGGTTCGCACCTCAGCCGATAGCGGTGAGCCGAGGTTGTCGTAGTCGTTGGTGGATTGCTCACCGTAGTAGACGACGCCCGCCCGGTTGGATGCTTGCAAGAAGAGGTCAGTCGTGTCATGGCGTGCGAAAGAGCGACCGATGTAGGTATTGTCGTCAATCGTCTCGATCACCCCATATAAGGTGTTATAGACGATACATTGGTTGACCTGAGCGCTACCATTAGGCCGGAACCAGATGTAGAGCTTGTTGTCATGAAGATCGAGGTGGATATCGCTCTTAGTCGATAGGGCGCGGTAATCGTTGATAATACCGCCGCCCGTCTTGGGATCGGCGAGGATATTCACTTCGCTGGTGCCGTTGAACTTGTACACGCCATCGTCTGACGCGAAGTAAATGAAGTTTTGGTCAAATACGACTGACTCTTGGCTAAACGTGCCCTTCTGAGCGTAGGCTTCGTCGAGCCGGAACGTGGCGTTGTCCTGTCCCATAAGCATGTATTTATTGGCTCGGGTGAAGAGGTAAAGCACGCCGTTAAGCTTGGCCATTGCCGAAAGGTAGTCGGATTTCTTCGGAGCTGGCACATAGATGAAATCGGTCGAGGTGAACGTCTCATAATCGGCGAAGTTGCTATAGAACAGACGCGTGGGGTCGTCTTTATCGAAGAAGAAGAGGATGCCGACGTGCTCCATGATGTCCGTAGCGTTATAGGGTGAGCCGACCACTGCGGCAGCGGCGCTGAAGTCATATTTGCGCGGTTGGCCGATGCCATCGGTGTAGTAGAGCACGTCATTGACGTACTCGAACCGAACGGCCGTTGAGCTAGTGTCGATGCCGGTATCGACGGATGTGACCGCACCCGTGCCATCATTGACGCTATAGAGGTGGGTCGTATGGGCGAAGAAGGTCGTCGCGGTGCCATTTGGTCGGTAGACGCGGATCAGCCCCTTCGCGCCGCCCGAGGTGGACGTGTAGAGTTTGACGTTTAAGCTGTAGCTGGCTGATGACCACGACTGACCCTGATCGGCAGAAGTTTTGGCGTTCGTCGAGTTTGTGGTACTCGAAACGTACATCGTGCCGGTACCTGAATCCTGCAAGTAGACCACCACCCAATAAGCGGTACCGCTGACGACATCGGGCGCGGCCATGAGATAAGCGGTCAGATAGGTATACGAGCTAGTGACCGATGTTTCAGGGATGCTGGTGGTTGCCAGCAACGTGCCTGGCGAGCCGGAGCTATCGGAATAAAGGGCGATGATCGGTACGCCGGTTGCGCTGGCCGAGTTCTTGAGCCGAATGTCGATGCGAGTGGCCACCCCGGTTGCTGTCGCTGTCAGCTTCTGCGCCAGGTAGGTGGTCGTGCTGAAGCCCGCGTCAGCTGCGCCGGTTACTGAGGTCTCCTGCACGTTGACCGCCTCGCCGACGGGTACGCTGTAATGGTCGCAACCCTGGCGGGTCTTGTACTTGCCTATTCCGTTGAAGCGCATATCCATGACGTAGCGAAGCGACTTCGGCGGCTGAAGATCATTCTGCACGCCCGTCACAAGCCCCAAGCTATAGTCGATCTGACCTTCTTGCGAGCGAATCGTTGACGGCAGATACATGCGTCGTGGGCGAAGCGAGAAAGGTCTAAGCATGGCTCACCGCCCTACCAATCATCTGATCGCCTGCCCATAGGCATCACCACCGTGTCGGGACCGGTCATCGTGTCATTCGAGAAGCGCATGATTAGGTCAGAGACGCGGCTTTGAAACCGATCTTGTATCGACATGGCGATGTCATAGTTGTCGCGCTCTTCTTCGCAGCGATAGGCAGCGCCCAGGACGATCACCTCGCGGAAGTTTGCTGGTAACTCCGGCACGGCGTCGTCGGCGCTCAGCTCGGTTGGGATCTTCTGGTAGAACTGGCGCAAGGTATAGGTGAGGTCAGCCGGGCGGCTAAAGTAAATCTGATTACCGTATTCCGTCCAGGTGCTCGGTTGGGCGTTATCGAAGTTGTCGGGCGCTGGGAACAGCGTGAAGAACTCTTCCCACGGCATCCGGTACTGGGTGATGTCCCAAACGGTAGTCGTATTAGTCGGGTGGATCAGGATCATCTTCGTCGTGGTCTGATGGTCGGACTGCTGCTCGTAGGTATGTTCGCCAATAGTCAAAGCGCCCGAGACAACCTTCTGAAAGTATATCCACGGGTACAGATCGGCAATCTCAAGGATCGCGTCGTTGATATAGCCGTCGATGGTCGTGCCTGAATAGGCACTGTCCTTAATCTTGGTACGCACGCGAGCGCGCAAATCGAGAAGGTTATACGCCATTGGGCTAAACGCCTGCTTTAGTCAGGTTCATTGTAGCATGGTTAGACATGATTGCCTCGCGTCCACGAGCCGGAGCTGATACCATCCCCTGCCAGAACCGTCGCGGCGTCTAGGCTGCCACCAGTGAATAACACTGAGCCGATAGGATCGTGGGCTGTCTCTAGCGCGCTGGTAGGGTCGTCGCCGGGAATCCATATGCCCGTAACCACGCCGCTGCCACCAGGCAGGTGTGCGGTCACGGTTGGCGAGAATATCGTAGCCAGGCTTCGCAACAGCTCTGGCGACAGCGTGACAGCCCCCGTCGTGATGACCGGCGTGTACACAGCAGGCGTTCTTGTGACTTTGCTCGGATGAATGACTTGTGCAGCAATAGCAACGGCGGGCGTATAGGTGACGGCTGAACGGTTCACCTTCGATGGTGAGATAGTCGCAAGCCCCTTGACGGTCGGCGCGAATATGATGGCCGTACGGGTTACTTTGGCAGGCGTGAGCGTGAAGCTGGTTGTCGGCGCGTAGGTCGTTGCCGACCGCGAAACCTTGCTCGGAGTGATGGTATTCAACCCCTTTACGACCGGTGCATAGATCGTAGCAGAGCGGGTCACTTTGTTCGGTGTGATCGCGGCAGCACCAGTGGTGATCGTTGGAGCATAGATCGTTGCGGTGCGGCTGACAAAAGCTGGCGATATAACATTCAATCCCTTGACGGTTGGGGCGAATATGGTAGGACTATGCGACAAGAATGAAGGCGTACGGCTAACCGCGCCGGTCGTGATCGTCGGTGTATGAGTGACAGCGCTCCGACTGATGAAGCTCGGCGTGAGGGTGTTGAGTCCTTTGACCGTTGGGGCGTAGATGGTTGCCGAGCGTGATAAGAATGACGGCGTTCTACTGACAGCGCCCTTGCCGATGGTGGGCGTATAGATCGCGGCTGATCGGCTCAGGAATGACGGCGTAATCGTATATTTCTTCGTAATCGTGGGCGCGTAGACGGTGGCTGAGCGGGATATGAACGACGGCGCGAGCGTATTCCTGCCCTTGACCGTTGGAGCATACAGGGCTGGACTGTGTGACAGGAATGATGGCGTGACCGTGTATTTCTTTGTGATCGTTGGAGCGAAGATGGTCGGCGAACTGGTCAGAAATGACGGCGTGATGAAATAATTGACTATCCGCCATCGCCGAATTAGCGGCTTGAATGGTTGAGAACGACCGAGACGTGCCATTAGTAGGTACTCGCCCTATTTACAGCCTGCTTGACCATGACAGGAGGTGCAGCAATGAAGGCGCTACTTGTGAGGTCTTGCACCAGGAAATTGTCAATCTCATTCGTATTCAAAATATCGTCGCTCGAAGCGGCGAGGTTGGCACCACCGCCCATCGCCCAACCGGCTTTCCCTGCTGCGCTGATATCTGTAGCCGTCTGAGTATCCTGTAACACGCCATTTTTGTACCAGGTAAGGGTTGTGCCACTGACCCGAAACTTGATCGTGTCGCCTACCGCCGGGTCTGTCAAGAATGAACCTAGACCCGTCCACGTCCCGGCCACATTCTTGTACATACGTGTTACCGTCGCGCCTGTCGTAAAACGGAGCGCGTACATATTCAAGGTGTCCTGAAAACGCAGTAACAGATAGCCACGGTTTGAGCCAGTAAAGCCCGCCACGATCTTGCAGCTTACCTCATAGTCTGCCGTACTATATGTCGCGTTGGCCGAATACATGACGCCCGAGTTAGCGACAGTATTGGCCGCTTTAGCGGTATCTGAAGCGGCAATTGCAGTCAGCTTACACGTAGTCGCAGTATGCCACTGGTCAGTCCAACTCGTGCCTGTATCTGGGGTATGTGAGGGGAGATCGGTATCTGATGATGCCTCGGTAAAGGTATCGTTGAAGATGGTATTGGCCATAGTGCCACCCTACCCTCTATACCTCAACGAGCATATAGGCGTAGGCATTGACCGCCGCACCAGCTTTGACACGAATACGGGCAAACTTAGAAACCTGAACGACTGGTTCTCGACCAAGCGGAAACTGTTTGACATATTGGTTTGTCGGCGCGATGAGCTGAATATCGAACTCGCGGACGGTCGTGATCGAGCCTTCGGCAGATGCGTTGTAGCCTGTCGAGCTGGTGCCAACCGGGATCAGGTTGGTCGTCGGATCGCCACCACCGATCGCTTCGGCGTTGTACTTCATGAGGTCAGCCGCTGCCGATGCTGTCACCGTGGCGGCCACGTCAGTCTCACAGAGTTCCACCTTAATCGGCGTTGCAGCCGCCGAGCCGTCGAAGGATATGCCCCATTCGAGAATCTTGAGCGTCGCGGTCGCGCTAGCCTTGACTTGCAAAAGTGTCAAGATACTGGTCGTAGTTGAAAGAGTAGCAAATGATGCCGTGGTAGGCATCGGGCCGCTACCGATGAGATATTGTTGTGCCATCTCGTCCGCCTAAATCGACAAGATGCCGCTAGCGTTCCAAGTGATATTGATGTCGCCACCGTTGGGTGTGACGGCCGTGATCTCGATGTAGGCGATCAGCGGACTGGTCGCGGCGTTTCCGGTGTCTTTATAGATCACGAGCGCGCCAATCGTTTTCGTGCTGCTCTGTGACAGGCTCGCCCAGGCCGGGGTATTGTCAGCCGCGTCCATCGTACCGCTGGTACCGGTGACACTCGAAAGCGTCGCATCCGTCGAACCGGAATAGCTGGTCACGCTCGACTTGAATTGGTGAGAGCTTGAATAGGTGTAGTCAGCCGTCAGGTCAACTGCGGCCACCTTGATCGTGTCGGTGTCCACGTCAATCGACGGGTTCTGTGTCAGGAACGATTGTAGAGCTTTTGGGTAAACTGCTGAGGCCATAGGTTATGCTCCTGCCCCCTGCAAGAGCTGCTTATGAAGCGCAGCCAGTGCTGGGTCGGCATTAATTTTGTCCATTCGGTTCTGGTGCGCTGCCTTCACCGCGTCCTCATAACGCAGTTTCAGGCTCTGCTTGCGTGACTTCAGATCCTCTAGCGTATCAGCTTCTTCCTCGTAGAGCATTCGGCGCTCTTCGTCGAGCGAAGCGATGATGGCCTTATCCTCGTCGGATATATCAGGTAATTTTAGTTCGGGCATATATGCTCCTATTTAGTTGGTTCCCATTATAGACCGCCATTATGCGGGGGTCACGCAAGCATCTTCGGTCAGCGCGATATAGTCGGCGATGTAGTGCAGTGTGCCGCCCGTCACAGAAGCCGTAGCGACGGTGGCAAATATCGTCTCGCCGTCGTTGTAGAGCTTCAGAGGCGTCTTGGCGAGAGCTGTACCACGGGCAATGACGGCATTGGTGCTATCAATTCCCGAGCCTTTCGTAATATTCGTTGCGGTCAAGATGGTAATTAGGTCGTTAGTCGTGCCGGTCTTACCATGTACCAGCGTAGCGTTCGCGCCAGCCAGAGTTGTCGAACAATAGGCACGGAGCGATACCAGACATTCGCCAGTCACGGTGAAGAGCGGGATGATACCGTCTGACCCACCTGCCAAGCTAGTGGCTGCCATCTCGGTCACGAGGCCAGTGCCATCGTTCCCAGCTGAGAGCGCCACGTCAACAAGCGCTGAGGCTGGCGTAGAGGCTTGAATCGCCGTGATGACGGCGCTGGCGTTGACGGTGATCTGACCCGCGTCAGCGCCGCCTTCGAGCGTGCCACCGCCAGTGCCGCTACCGCTCACCGTGAGGTGCGAAGAGTTCTCGGTTAGGACAATCGAGTTGCCAGCCGCGCCAGCCGTCACAGCCACGAAGAGCTGTGTCGTGTTGGTATTGGTCGTGGCACTCGCCTGGGCATTGGCCACCGTACCGGTACCATAGGTCGAGCCTGCGCCAGCGGTCGCGTTGACGGCCGATTTCACGTTGTCGAGCGTTGTAGCCGCATCAGCGCCGATCTTGATCTCATTAGCCGCACCGGTTAGGTTCGTCTTGAACGTATAGGTGATCGCGCCGAGCACGAACGTGTCGCCGTCAGATGGGTTCGTGGCGTCAGATGTCAATGTGCCGCTCGCTGCTTGAGCTGAGCCGCCTGTCGCCAGGTTGACGGTAATCGCGTTTCCTGAGACGGTCACGGTGGTTGCGCTACCCGCCTGGGTGGTCACTGCGTAGCGAACGGTAATATTATTACCAGCTAAGCCGTTACTATGTGCCGTATAGTCGATGTCATTATCGTTGCCAGCCAGTGAGGTGGACATCGTAGCCTTGGTCGGGAGTTTACCACTTGAGTTGCCACCATCAAAGGTGATGCTTTTCAAGGCTCCGAGCGGGCGTAAACCCGCTATGATCTGCTCTAATTGACCTCGTGTCAATGTTGCCATATTTTCCTTTCAATCTTCGGTCATTCAGGAATTGGTCGTCTGAATAAGGGGAGATTGTCGAATTATTTAATGAAGGGGCTGAGCGCCAGAAGCGCCCAACCCCTGAGAGCATTAAGGCTGTTGTGCCCAAGTACCCTTCATGCTGGTCGTCATCCAGCCGTTGACCCCATCGCCAACCAGGCTGACTTCATCACCAACGTGTGAGGTAGCCTTCGTGTTGATGTAGTCCTTGTCATCGACGGCTGAAACACCGAGACCGGCGATCTTGTCGCTGGCATTCGGGCTGACGTTCACGACCATCGAGCCATCAGAGGCCGAACGAGTCGGCGTGCCGCTCGCATTGTCACCACCATTGCGGATGGTGTATGCGTAGCCGACGACCGTTGCCGGAAGCGTGACCGTGATCGCGTCAGTAATGACGTTTTGCACGATACCGCAGTCGGTAGCGCCGAGCGTCTTGTTCTCTGTGACATCAACCGCTATACGGCCATCTGGCAGCGTATAGAGGGTTGTTGAGTTTGCCATAGTTAAGTCTCCTTAAGTTACTTCGTAGAGGACATGGAGACAGTCGTCGCAGTATCTTTCTTGCGTCGCTCTGCCGCCTCAGCCTCTTGTCGCGCTCGATACTCTTTAGCTTCCTCAGCCGTTGCCGGTCGATAGCCGAATTGTACGAACGCATCCGCCTGAATCTTCCCCGAGTCAGTGGCGTAGCTCGTCGAACCGTCTGGGCGTTTGACGCCAGCCGTTTCTATGAACTTGCCCGCTTGCGGGTGAAAATAGAGGCCAGGGTTGTTAGGAAGTGCAGTACCTTCTTTTTCACCATAGTTGTACTCCGTTGATCCGCCTTTAGGTACCATTCGTGGGTCCATATTTGTACTCCTTTAAGGCCGGATGTTAAGCGGTCATATGAGCGCGAACGGCTACACCCTTTCGGTTCAAGATGAAGAAGTCGTGATAGCGGCGATATTCACATACCGCGCCGTCGATACCGCGTTGGTCAGTCAAGACACGTGACATCTCGATCTTCGACACGCTCTTGTTGGCAAGTGCATGAGTGAAGAGGTAGCCAGTGTTGGCGACTAAGTACGAGGTAGGAACGACAATCACCTTGACACCATTGACCATTGTGCGGACACCAGTTTGCAGGTTGGCATAGCTATTGTCGCAAGCCTTCGTGAAGTTGGTGTCAAGACGCAAGAGGTTGTAGGTGGTTTCCGTCATGTAGACGATGCGACCTTCTTCCGGCACGAGTGCATCGGTTAGAGCTGCTGTCTGCACGAGGAAGTCGCTGAAGGCATCTGATGTGCCTAAGCTGTTCGTGGTCGTCTGGCTGTTTGCGACGGCATATGCCTGCAAAGCGGCCAGGTTATAGATATCGACATTTGGCACGGCCACAAGGCGGATTTGGCGGTCGATGCTTTCAGTGGCATCGGCGGTCATGTCCGTATCTTTGTAGTTACCAGAGTCGATTGACCAAGTGGCAGCCTTGTCTTGCGACAGGGTGAGCGTCTGGGTGCCACCGCCTAGTTCGTTCAGCGTACCGAAGCGGTTAAGACCAGATCGCGTGTAATCCGTTTCTGAGACAGTGCCCCAGTAGCGAATCGTAACGGCGCTACGGCCGTTGAAGTCCACTTTTACATCCGGGTTGTTAAGTTCTGATGTCTTGGATGGGAGCGAAAAGTTCTCATCCAAAACCGCAATGTTTGCGCTTGAAAGGGTTAATGACATAGTATCTGTCCTTTAGTTAGACAGCGTGCTATTTTTGCCCTCTACTCCTTCTAATGCCTATCATGACAGGATCATCGACAGGCGCTGTCGGATTCGAGTCGGAAGCTTGTCCATTGCCTCCACCAGCCCGCTGTTCATTTGCTAGGGTGTGGAGTACTTCGTTCTTCGTCTCAGCTTTAACCTTCTCAGTATCTACGGGGGCCGATGACTTTGCCATAGCATAGATATCTTCCAAGCTCAACACGCCTGCATTGACGAGCTGGCTCTTGGTATAGCCGCTTGGCGTGGTTTCACCGAGGATCTTCACCATCGCTGGCTCATGATCGTGCCAGTCTGGGTGACTCTCTTTAAAGCCACTGATCAGCTTATCCCTTTTATAGTCTGCGATAAACTCCTGCATACCATTGTCAGCCGCACCGCCAGTAGCTGGCTGCGCTGGTTGACTTGGCGTGAGAGTTTTTCTAAGCTCAGACGCTTCTTGTGTCGCCTTCGTCATGAGTTTTTCAGAGTTGTAGGCCATTCGAGCGGCTTTCTCAGCCTGCTCGCCATCTGGCGCTAAACCCTTCGTCCCCAACCATGCGGCATACTCATCGTCTGCTTGTGCTGGCTGACTCGGCGGCGTTTGTGTTTGTGGTTGCGCCGCCGTCGTCGTGGCTCCGTCCGCAGGTTGAGCAGCTGCCGCTGCGCCAGTGTCAGGAGGTGCGACGGTTGTGGTTTCATCCATAAACCGTACTCCGTTTAATTTGTTAAGTTACCAACCGGATTAGAGGACACGGCAAAGTGTTTGACTAAAGCACGGTGTTAAATCCTTTCCACATGAATGAAATGATTTGCCACACTATGTCTTATCGCCGCTTAGCGGGACACAGCCCATGTCCTCTCTTCCGGTTGGTAAAGTGCTGGTCATTAGCTGACCACATCCCGTCACGCTTATTAGCTCTGTGACGGAGTGTCGTCGTCCAATGGGGTAAACAACAGGTTTATGACCTCCTTCAATTCGCCAAACTTCGCAGCGAAGCGCTCGGGATGCTCAACGTTCACGTCGCCGACGCTCGTTAAATAACCTTCAGCCTTCTGCTCTAGAATGCCTTTGATGTATTGTCCATACTCTGATGAAGCAAACGCCTTGGCGTCTTGCACGAGGTCTTTCATCCGGTCGTCTGGGTACACCATTATGCTACCCGCCTAGGGCGCTTCACTCGATCAGTGGCGCGGCTGACGACAGCAGCGCACTCAAAGCGGTGGCTCATGCCATTGCCCCCATTGGCGCTGGCGTGCCTGTTGGCGGCATGACAGATGGCTCAGAGGTAGTCATAGGTGCCGAAGCGTCCGAAGCTGACGGCATTGCAGCTCCTGGCATCGGCGGCGTCACCGATCCAGCGGGATTAGGAGTTGAGGCGATAGGTGGCGTGGTAATGCGTTGGATCTCGTCTTTGTCGAGGTCAAACATCTTCGGGTATAGGATCTCTTTAGCGGCTTGGATGTTGTTACTGGGATCTTCGGCGATCAGAGCATACTCATCGGCGGCCATCTTACGTTCTTGCTGCTGCTTGCTCTGGGCTGAGACGGTCAACGTCACTTTCGGCTCGAAATCGTAGTCATAATTCTTGGGGTTATACAACATCGGCTTAATGCCGCCATCGACGTGTTGCGGAATAATGAACGGGTCGGTGATAAATAGGCGGATATATTGCAAGCCCAGACGAGCGATGCGCGTCAGCGGGCCACGTTCGAGCTGCTTGATCTTCTTCTCGATGCGCTGGTCTGACTGAGCAACCTGTAGGTTCGCCTCAGTCGCCGTCACGTCGCCGGTGGCCGCCACACCCTTCACGATCTGGTCAGTGGCTGTGGTCTCACGGATGTTGTTCTTGATGCTAGCTTCTTCGTTGAACGATGCGTTCGGCACCTGAGCGGGCGGAACGGTGTCGTATTGCCCTTGCTGCGCCCAAATGACCGCGCCAGGGACGCTAAACGAGTTCTTCTGCCCCTTCAAGGCAGGATCGGCTCGGTATTGCTGTAGCAGCGCTCGGGTGACTGCATCGCTCTTCTGGTTGGTGTGGTCGTTTAGCCGTTCCTGCTCCTTCCAGAAGGTCGATGTCTCGCTCCGACCGACTAGCATCGAGCCACGTCTGATGTTCGCCCAGGTGGTGCCAGGTATGGTAATCATGCGCGTCGGATCACATTTCTTGAGCTTGGCCTGGGTGACGATTGGATTCTCAACATCCTCAGCGATGCACGAGCGGTTGACCAGTGTGTACATGCGGTCTTCCGTCCATAACTCGATCACCTCGCACTGATCATTGTCCTCTTTGAGCACACCTTTATCGTCTTTGACCTCGACCGTTGAGCCAAGCAGCATCTGCTCCATCAGCTCTTTTTGGGTCTTATCGTCGTTGCCGTTGACTGCACGCTTCTTAAGGCCAGTGAGGTTGTAACGCTTCGTCGCCTTGCCGGTCTTGGGGTCAACGATCTTCTCGGCTCTAAGGTCTTTGAGTGATGCTAGGTAACGCCTACCAGCGAACTTAGCGCAGTCATCATCGGTAGCACGTGGATCAAAGACGTAATCGGGGAATGGCACACTTTCTAGGCGCGGCAAACCGTTCTTCATGGTCATCCATACCGCGCCGGTGCCGATCTGCACGCCGTCGTCGATCATGTCGCCAACAGCCATATCCCAGTTGCCTTTGTCCCAGGCATAGTCATACAGGGCGTTGAGCACATCGAGTGCTTCATCTTGGATCGCGCCACCCTTAAGCGTGTTCTGAATAGCGCGGACAAGGTATTGCTCTTCGCTCTCGGCGACCGTGTTTCCCTCTTCGTCAACCATTTGGCCGGTATAGCCAGGCATCAGGCGATCTTTGAGATATTTGTAGATGTCCTGCGGCACGAAGTCAGTGTTGTAATTGCCGGTCAACAGCGCCGAAGAGATGGTCTCAAGCGTCGAGTAGGTCATTGGCACGAACGTATCAGCGATGCCTTCATACTTCTTGAACACGCGCTCATTGTTATAGAGCTTCGTGTCACGTTCCCACTCAGATAAGAGCTTCTTGCGATAGTCGAGCCATAACTTGACCATTGCCAAGACTTTTTGAAGTGTGTCGTCAGCTGAACCAGCTTTAGGCTGCGACGGTTTAATGCTGGTTTGTTTAGTGGCCACCTAGTTTATTGCCTGATTGGTTGTCTAGCGCGCATTATAGCATACGCCTAGCGCACATGCATCGCATTCTTAACCCAACTCGGAGCGGCGATCTCTTCGTCGTCGTCGATAAACGGCTTCTGAGCGATCTCGGGCTGGTAAGCGAGCGAGTCGCTAGAGTCATCATTTGGTGCTTTGGGAAACAACCTCAGCTCGTCTTCGAGGTCTTCGCACTGGTTCTGGCCGTGCATGGTGATGTGATAGATACCGCCGTGCTCATAGCGCGGTACCAGCGTCTCAATGCGTAATTCCTTCTGCGTGCCGCCATGCTTCAGGAGCTTAATGTTGAGATACATACCGCGAAGCTTCATCTGCTCCTCGATACTGACCATCAGCCCCTGGGTGAATTGGTTATCTTCGATGCCGATGACATGCAGGTTGTAGCGTTCCCAGTTGGTAAACATGAGGTCTATCAGCTGCGTGGCTGAGAGCTTGACGCGGTAGCTGATGATGTTCCAGCGATTGTCGTCATCCACGAAGTTGACCGTCACGCCAATATAGTCTGTGCCTAGCCTGATGTCATTCTTGCCACGCGGATCGATGCTCATGGCATTGTAAGTCTGCTTAGCCCTGACTTCTTCGTATTCGCGGTATCTGAACCATTCCTGCTTAAACTTCCGATTCTCTTCGTCCACCGGCGTTTGCTGATAGAGCGCGCTAAACTCATAGCTACCCATGGCTACCTTCATCGTCAGCAACTTGTCGCGGCTGAATTTCTCCGGCCAGAGCGCGTCACCTTCTTTGCGGTGGTCATCATCCTCGGTGGCTAGGGCTTTGTATTCGATGATCTCCCAATCGTCATAGGGTTCGCCTTGCTTCTTGGCTTCGGCGGCGTCTCGCAGAACGCGCCCAGCCAAGTCGTCATCGTGCCAACGGGTAAGGATGAAGACAATCATGCTCGCCCCCTCTTGCCGCGTGTAGAAGGTCGAGCGATACCAGTTGTAGCGGCTATCCCGCACCACGGGGCTATCTGCCTCTTCACGGTTCTTGAACGGGTCATCGATGATCCCGATCTTGAAGCCGCGGCCTGTCAATGCGCCACCGACACCGACAGCCGTGTAGCTGCCGCCACCATTGGTGAGCCAACGACCCTTTGCCTTGGCATCTGCTCTGAGCTGCGTATCGAACATCGCGGCGTATTCATCGCTCTGCATGATCGAGCGCGTCAGCATACCAAAGTCAGTCGCCAGCTCGTCAGAGTAGGAGCTGACCATGATCGGCCATTCAGGATGCTTGCCTAATACCCAGCTCGGGAACTTCTGTGTCGCGGTATCGCTCTTACCATGGCGAGGTGGCATAAAGATCATCAACCGGACATTTTCGCCACGTTCGAGACGGCGCAAGCCACGTTCAAGCTGCTTGGCGATCTCAGCATGAAACCACTGCATTGAGTAGCGCTTATCGATGAGGATGCAGTACTCGGCAAAGGTGCCGTTGACTGCCGCTTCTCTATAAATCGCCGCGATTTGTTCTTGCTCGGATAAGCTGTTCAGCTTGTTCGGCACTCAGTCCAGCTCCTAGTTTCTCCCCGGCAGAGGTGATATCTGTTTCCGTGCGGTCAGTCCAATCAAAGTTCTTGAGCGCGAAGATGTCACCAGAACGGCCATGCTTACGGAGGGATTTCTCGTACGCTCTCTCGACCATCAGCTTAGCTTTTTTAATCGTGTTGTGAAATTCAGGACGTTCTGCATACTCAATGAGCTGGCGTCGAGACGTAAAATCAAGTGCTAAAGCCAACCCGGTGATCGTCCATTCTTCCTCTGGCGTGTCAGCAAAGTAGGTTTCGATAGCAGGCTGAATCATCTCAACTGATTGAAACTTTGGCGGTCTACCGACTTGTGCCATAATACCGCCATTTATAGCAGAACTGACTAGCTATATCAAATCTTAACTCGCCGACTGATCCTGTCATTACCTGACTTGGGATACGGCCTCGTGCAGAAGAACTTCATATATCTTACAGGATACCATAAGAAGCTTAAGGACACTAAACCACCTTCCCCTGTAGCTAGTGTAGCCAAGACCTCACACGCGGATGATTATCAGATTCCAACCAGTGGCAGCGTCATAAGCATAGCGTTGAGCTGGTCGGCGTTTAGGTGGTGATGGAACCGGTGCCAGCCTTTTCTGCTATGACTACGATTCCCCTAATCTACTACTTGGTTGAGGTTTTGGAAGAGCACCATGAACTCCTGTAAGCCTTAACAACAAAGATGAGTGGGCAAGGATTTGCACCTCGCATGATGTCCCTGGATGCGCTTGCTGCCAATTACCATCTATCCAAGCACTGCGTAGCGTCTACCTATTCCGCCACCACTCATCTCTGTTGTTAAGGTGCTGCTGATAATATATTTGCCTAAGGCTGCTTGATGTGCTATTCTGGTGATGAATACATCAAGGCAGCCACCTCGCAAGAGGTGGTTTTTCTTTAGACAACTCGCCTTGCTGAATACATCAAGACAAGTCAAACTCATCGTAACACAGTGACTTATCCCACACAAGCCGCCGAAATGCTCATATGTGGTGAAAATTCTTACATCACGGGCTACTGTCCGGTCGCAGCTCGGTGGTGATCCCCGACGCGTACTTAGATTTCCGCCAGCAGGGCACGAGCGTCCATTTCCCGGTGCTCCTGGAGCACGACCGGGGCACCGAAGAGCGGGCGCACTTCAAGCGCAAGATCGAGTCGTATGTGGCATTCGTGAAGGCCAGGCAGTTCGAGACGGCCTTCGCCAGTAAGCGCATCAACATCGTATTCACCACGTTCAACGGTGTTGACCGCCTGCAAGAGATGCGCACCTGGACGCGCTCGGTGCTCGAAGCCACCGCCGAACCGCCGCAAGTCTATGCGGCCTTCCGGTTCGCGAGACTGCCTTACCCGCTCACGAGCGGCGCGGTATGGCTCGAACCGCACTGGTATTACGCGATTGACGGCGACCCCCAGCCCCTGCTGGTGGCCTAGAAAGAGGAAAGACATGAACACGACGTGCGAGCGCTGCTGGAGAGAGATGCGGTGGGATACCACGATGCCACGGGTCTGTAAAGACTGTCGGCTCTGCGGGCTGGGGCTGCACCCCGAACAGATCGAGCGCTTCGAAGAGCGGTTAGAGATCGCAACAGACGTGGAGCTGGGTATGCGGCCGGTCATCGTGGTCGGCAAGAAGGAGATCGCCTAGCAGACGGTTTGAGAACCAGGTATCGGGTCGCCGACGTAAGTGACTGGCATGGGCATGATAGGAGCCATCGTGCCAGTTGAGATAGGGCTGAGCTTGCTGATTAGCTCGGCTATCTCAGCAGGCGTACCCCTTACCGTCACCCCGTGGATTGTTGCTGTCATGCGCCCAGTCTAGCACGCTTGGAGGTTCCCGTGAAGCGCGGCTTCTTACGCTGGTTCTACCTGGCCGTCCAGTTCGTCATGCTGGCGGTCAGCATCCCCAAGGTGGCGACGCTGTTCCACGCCTACGACAAGGAAACGTTCGGCCTGGTCGTCGGCGGTATCGACATGCGGAGCTGGCTGGTCGGCATCGCGATTGACCTCACGGCCACCTTCACCACCTGGGCGGCGATGGCCAAGTACGATGAGACCCGCAAGCGCAGCGCCCTGTTCGCACCGGCGATCATCATCATGCTGTGCACCGCGCTCAGCGTGGTCGCCAACTACGAAGACGCGGCGACGCTGGCTCCGGGTCAGTACGCCGGTATCTCGATCTTCGAGCAACCCGCGCTGTTCTTCAACCCCATCCTCATCTCCGCGCCGCCGGTGCTGGTGCTGCTGCTCATCTTACTCGTGCCCAGTGTGCTCGCCAGACCGCGCATCAAATCGTCGGCAGAGATCGCCGCCGAAGCCGATGAACAGGCGGCCATGATCGAAGCGGGCGCGCGGTTGAAAGAGATTCGGGCGCACGCCAACGCCCGTGTGATGGGTGCACGTTTAGGCGGTTTGGCCGACAACATGAGCATGGTCGCACAGCGCGCCGGTTTAGGGAAAGGTGCACAGGTAGAAGACGGTGAACCGCGCACCGTTGACGCCGATGAGCGCGCACCCCGAACACGTTTGGGTGTCACCTCCGACCCACAAGACAGCGCACTCCTACCGGCTCCGACCGCGCAGGCCACGCGGGCAATGTGGCAAGCTATGAGCCTGAAAGACCGCGTGTTGCAGAGTGGGATCATCAGCGCCCAAGAGGTCTCAGAGGTGCTGGGCGTATCGCTGACCCGTGCGCGGGAAATCCTCAAAGGGGTGCGCACCCCAGATGACGAAAAGCGCGCGGTGCATGGTAGGAGTGGTGTGCCCTACCAGGCATTGATAGACAGCCTCTACGAGCGCAAGACCCCCGACAGTTTCGCGCAGGCGCAGAAGCTGGAGAAAGCCTTGGGGTTGCGCCGTAGGCAACGGTTGCAGCCCGTGCCGGACGCGCCCGAGGAGACGCTCGCGGAGCTGGCCGAGTAGTTGTAAAGAATACGGCGAT